TATGGAGAACTAGACTGGAACGGGATGTATCTATGGGCGAGGGAATGGGGAATTCAGCCTAGCGAGTTCTGGGAGATGACCATTCCCGAGTGGTGGTTGGAATACGAGTTGAAGAAGCCGAAAGAGCCAGGCGAAACATACGCCGGGAAACTGACTAGGGCCGATGTAGAGGAATTAAAGGAACTATTGCATGGCTCAAGTTAGCGGAATCGAAGTCAAGATCAGCGCCAATACGGATGACTTCGACAAGGGCATTGCGAGCGCTGGCAGCAAGATACAGAACTTCTCGAAGCTTGCTGCCGTTGGTCTTGCTGGCTTTGCAACAGCAGCAGCGGCTGGTGGAGTCGCCATTGGTGCGCTGACCAAACAGGCCATCAACTTCGCTGATGAAATCGGAAAGACTGCTCAGAAGATCGGCATGACTTCCGAGAGCCTGTCTCGTTTGGATTATGCCGCTAAACTTTCTGATGTGTCTTTAGGTCAATTGCAAGTCGGTCTTGGTCAGCTTTCCAAGAACATGCAATCTGGGAATGAAGCCTTCACGGCTCTTGGCATTTCTGTCACTGATGCCCAAGGCAATCTGCGCGGCACAGAGGAAGTTCTGCTCGATGTGGCGGAACGCTTTGGTGGGATGGAAGACGGCGCTGGCAAAACAGCGTTGGCAATGGCCATATTCGGTCGCTCCGGTGCAGACCTGATTCCGATGCTCAATGCGGGACGCGATGGCCTCGCACAGATGACGGAAGAGGCGAACCGATTTGGCCTAACGATCTCGACCCAGACATCCAAAGCGGCTGAAGGTTTCAACGACAATCTAACGAGGATCAGCAGTGTCCTCACTGGTCTCGGAAATAAAATTGCTGAACGCTCTGCGCCAGCGATGAAAGATTTGACAGATCGTTTCATCGTATTCGTCAATGAAGGAAACTATGTCGAGCGCATTGCTAACGCGATTGGCAGTGCAATGGATGCGCTGGCGCAAGCCGTGCAATGGGCATCTTCCGCTTGGGAAGTCTTTGCAATCCGCATCAATGCAGGAATTGCCGTCCTTGGCTATCTGACGAATCTCGACCTTTCCGGAGCAATGGATGCTTGGTCTTCATCTTCTGTTGCCGCCGGAAAAGTATGGGAGCGCAATGCTCAGGTTCTGGCTCAACTTCGTGGAGAGATTCAGAGCGTCAACAGCGAGTTGAAGACTGACCTTGAGCAGCCGAAAGCAAAAGCACCAATTCTTCCAGGTGATGGCGCAGCAGGTGCAGCGGATGAATTCAGCATTGCTCCATCACAGGAGCCGGGAACCGCATTCGCTGATCGGCTTTCCATGATAAAAGATCAGTTCGCAACCGAGCGTGAAATCCTTGCGGAAGAATATACACTCAACCAAGAAACTCTTGACGGCGCACTGGCGAACAAGCTGCTTTCCGAGCAAGAATACTATGATCTGTCGCGCAAGCTGGCGGAAGATCATGCTACATCTCTCGCATCCATTCAGTCTCAACGCCTTGATGGTGATCTGACTGCCGCGTCTTCCTTCTTTGGCTCTATGGCCCAGGTCGCACAAGCGGGCGGAAAGCGTCTGCTTAAAGTGGCGAAGGCCGCAGCAGCCGCACAGGCAATCGTTGACACCATCCGCGCAGCCGTTAGTGCGATGAATGATCCGACCGCCATCACGCCCATTCAGAAGTTCGCCAATTATGCCGCCGTCTTTGCCAAGGGCATGAGTGCCGTTGCGGCTATCAAGGGCGTCTCTGAAGGTGGTGGCGGCGGTAATGGAGGCGGTGGCGGTGGCCGTCGAGGCGGTGGCGGCGGTGCATCCGCAGCCCCGGCAGCGGCATCGCCAACAACCACGTTCCAGTTTACAATGATGAATGATCCGATGGGCTTTGGCGAGAAGTTCGCCAGACAGTTCATCGACCAGCTTAACAGCACGCAGCGCAACGGCGGCACAATTCGCGGAGTGATAGCCTGATGGCCGACATCAAGATCAGCGCACTATCAGCATTGACCGGGGCCAACACGGCCACGGATGACCTTTATGTGGTAGTGGATACAAGTGTCCCGGAGACCAAAAAGCAGACCCGCGCAGAGTTGTTCCAGAATGTCCCGGCTGCGTCATTCGCAGGGGCCAACGTCTTCAACGATGCTGGCGCTGATGTAGATCAACGCATCGAGGGTGACACCGATGCTAACCTCGTGTTCGTAGACGCATCCACTGATCGCGTAGGCATCGGCACGGCAACGCCAACGGCGAAGCTGCAAGTGAATGGATCGTTTGCTATCACTGCTCCGGTGACTGTCACGACAAACTATACCGTCGCAGACAACGTGACATTCATCATATCCAATCGTGGCTCGTCCAACACAATCACACTTCCTGCCGCAGCATCTAATACCGGACGCATTTTAATAATTTCAACAATCCAAGCGTTTGCCGTTATATCTGCATCGTCTAATGTTGTACCACGCGAAGGCGGTTCAGCAGGAACCGCTATTCTACCAACGGCATCGGACGGCGCATGGGCATTGCTTGTTTGTGATGGAACCAACTGGATCGAAATGGCAGGAACGCCGTGACCATAAGCATAGCCGGATATACCGTATCCACGAATGAGCCGCTAAACCATGCCCGCATCTTGTGGGACATGATAACCGGCACTGTCTCTGGAGACGGAACCAATCCGGCTTATGCTGCCAATGATTACACATCGCAGCGATGGGAACTTGCACCAGGATCGAATAACTGGACGCTTGTGGCAGCGGCAGACGTATCTATCGATTGCGTCTTCATTGCAGCGCACAACCTATCTGGCAAGACAGTCACGATCTCCACGGCGGCAACAGTCGGTGGTGGTCACACCACTCGTGCGACGATATCGATAACAGACAACTCGACCATCGCGGTGTTCTTCAATAACGCTGGGGCGCTCTACACCATCCGCGAAGTGCGGGTGAACGTAAACGATGGAACGGATATCGCCATCGGCATCATCCGCGCGGGCGCTGCATTGCAAATGCCCATTCCGATCTACGGAGGGCATAGGCCGCTCAACCTCAACCGCGTTACGGAAGCACAGCAACAGTTCTCCGAGACTGGCCAATGGCTAGGGCGCATTATCAAGAGGCGTGCTGTCACCTCATCCTACGATTGGGAATATCTCACAACGACTTGGTACGACACATACTTCGAGCCGTTCGCCAAGACGATTCCATTGCAGCCATTCTGCATCGCTGGCAATCCATCCAAGATCACGACCGATGTCGGCTTCGTCTGGACCGACCGGGACGTTGAGCCTGTGAACATGGGCATCAATGCTTATCGCTCCGTCTCTCTCGGCGTCACAGGATACTACTGATGACCTTTGCAGCGCGCCCCGTCGAGATTGTCGAGATCATCCAGCCACTCTGCTCACGCACCTTCGGTGTCTCGCCTTGCAATGCCACTGGCGATGCCTGTTGGAACACAGACAAGACCTGCAAGTTCTTATCCGCTCTCGATCTGAGCAAGTCACTGACGCTGCGGTTCGTCAATGATGACGTTTACGAGTGGCAGGATAACAACATCAACCTGCTGACCGAGAACAGCAACACGCTCACCACTGAAGCGGGCGATCCGTTCCTGATCGATTACATCTATCAGCCCGCACTAGCCATCCCGGCAATGCAGAACTATCAGACGGCTCCGACCGTCCTCAACGTGGCCTCTGGATCGCGCAATAAAAGCCCGCTAGGCTATCGCGCAGTGAGCAATGTCCGTATCAAGGACTTTCCTTGGAATGACGTAGGCACCGATCCTTACGTCTCCACGAGGGCTTATGATCCAGACCAGATCGGCAGCTTCTGGAGCAAGTGGCTTGCCCGCAATCCGTATCACATTGGATACACGCTCAACATCTACGAGGGACTGATAGGCGAACCGCTTTCGGCCATGACGCAGCGGGAATATGTGATCGAGAAGATCGACGCAGGTCGCAATGGCGTTTCGATCACGGCCAAAGACATCTTGCGAAAGATCACCGACACCAACCTGACAGCACCCTATTTGAGTACTGGCGAACTGGCTTCGAACATCACGAACGTAGAAACGGCCATGACCGTGGCTGGTGCAACCTTGAGCGACTATCCTACGACTGGCTATGTCAGGATCAATAGCGAGGTGATCCAATATGCCCAGCGTTATGAAACGACCGGCGGCAATATCTATTTTGACGGGCTGACACGAGGACTAGCCGGAACAACGGCAGCGGCTCAAAGTCAGAACGACCGCGTGCAGCGTGTGCTTTATTATAACGCCACGCCATTCCACGAAATCCTCTATGACCTTCTTGTTAATTGGGGCGGCATCCCTGCGAAATACATCAACTTCGCGGATTGGGCAACGGCAAAGACCACATATCGACCAGACTACAATTTCACGGCATGGATCACTGACCCCAACAAGATCGAAGAACTTCTAGCCGAGGTGTGCCTCCAGGCCGTCTCGAATCTATGGTGGGATGAGCGCGTCCAAAAGATTCTCATGGAGCCTGTCAGGCCGCAGCCGTCTCCTACGCTTTTGACTGATGACGATGCGATTGTTGCTGGCAGCTTCTCAATCGAAGAGAAGCCGGAAGAGCGTGCATCTCAGACGCATGTCTACTACTTGCAACGCACGCCGATCCCAAGCGTGACCGAGAAGAGCAACTATTCCCGCGTCTCCGTATACATCGATGTTCTGAAGCAAGTGCAGTACGGCGGTGAGCCGCAGATCAGGGAATTGTTCTGCCGGTTCATTAGCACACAGGCAATCGCCAACTCCTTGGCCCAGACCTATCTTGACCGATTCTCCGATGTTCGCAAGGAAATTACCTTCGACCTTTCAGCTAAAGACGCCACAAATGTCTGGACCGGATCGGTTGTGCAGATACGGCATTATCTGGATGTCGATTTCACAGGTGCGCCGCGCGATGGCGAGTGGCTTATCACCTCGGCAGAGGTAGCCCGCAACGGCCTGACATATCGCTTTACAGCGGAAGACAACGAGAAGGGCGGCGTGTTCTGGACTTGGCTCACCGATGCGGGGCTTGACGCCAATGGCGTAGCCCAGCCGTGGCGCTGGCTCGATGATAGTGGTAATGACTTGAGCGCAACTCCTCAACCGTACAGGTGGCTTTGATGACAACATGGACGAGCATCTCAAACGCAGCGGTTGCTGTTGGCGGCATCCCTGCAAGCACGACCGTGACGGCATTGCGCGACAATCCTTCGGCTATTGCAGAAGCATCTTCTGGTGCGCCTGTCATGGTTTCTGGCTGGCATCCGTATGACAAGGTGTCCATTGGTGATGGCAAGACTGGATTGATCTATGATCACGCAGTGACTGGAACAGTCCCTAGTGTTGTGACGCCTGATTTCGTAGATGGCTACGAATACCGCGTTTTGGCTTTGGGATTAAGGCATAACGCTGCCGCGTTTACTGATCGCAGGCTTCAGTTGGAAGCATTCAAGCAAACAGATGCAGTATATCGATTAGTCAGACAGTCAGACAATGGAACTAATACTCAAGACTTTGGCTATCATGCAGAATTCTATTTTCCAAGACTTGAGAGTACTTCTCATTTTGTCATGACAATGACCTACAGAAATGGCTCATTTAGCGGATCATTTGACGCAGATTCCGCCATGTATGATGCGCCAGCACAGAAAATATTGCGCGCTCGCATATCGTTTACCGGTGACAGCATAGCTGCCGGAAAAATCTGGATGTTCCGCCGCCGCGAATATGCCTCTTCTCCGTGAGACAATGCCATGATTGACGATCAAACACTCAAGGTTCTAAACGCGATCATGCAGTGGATTATCATGCCTGTGGCTGCGTTCGTGTGGGTCATCTACCGGAACCAGCAGCAGCACGAGACGGCCATTGCTGTTCTG